ACCATATTGTAGAAAACATGTAATTACATCATTAGATGCACATGAATTTATGTTTTTAAATACTCTATTTATTAGTTTTTTTATTATATGTTATCTAATTTATAGAAAAACATCTATATCTGATATGTATTCTAAATATAGTACATTAACTCTAACACAATTAATATCAATAACTATTTTATCATTAATAACAGTTTCTGGAACATTTATGAGATTATCTATGGATAAAAATGTTGAAACAAGTACATTTGCAAATGGATTATTAATTAAAGGTGTAACTAGTGCAGCTGTTATTTTTATAGGAATTACATTTTTTAATGAAAAATATACTTGGAAAACATGGTTAGCAATTATATTAATCGCAACAGGAATTTATTTGTTAAACTAAATTGCTTAACAGGAATTTATTTATTGAACTATTTTACTTAACAGGAATTTATTTGTTAAACTAAATTGCTTAACAGGAATTTATTTATTGAACTATTTTACTTAACAGGAATTTATTTATTGAACTAAATTGCTTAACAGGAATTTATTTATTGAACTAAATTGCTTAACAGGAATTTATTTATTGAACTAAATTGCTTAACAGAAATTAATAATCTAAATATAGTATATGGATATGGATTATATACCGATTATTATAGATTCAGTTGAAACATCACTCGTATTAAAAATTTTTAAGAATAAACAAGAATCAATATTAGCACATATTTTTAAATCTAAATTAGTTAAAATACCATTATCTAAATTTAGTAAAGATATTGGTAATTTTAATCCAGATAGATTACAGAATTCAGCAATAAAAGCATATCCTTTAAATGATAGACCACGTGGTAATGATGATATAAGTAGTGTCAAATATTATCAAAAAAAAATACATAAAGAAAAAGATATTACACCAATATGGATGATACAAAAAAACAAAAAATATATATTATTAGATGGTGTACATAGAATTGTTGCAAGTTTTATAGAAGAAAAAAAATACATAAATGCATATGTAATAATTATATAATTGGCATTTTATTTATTAAATAAAAATTGATTTAATATTATATTAATATTATAATTAATATAATATTAATGTCAAATATAAAGAAAATTAAAAAAACAATTAAACAAAATATTAATACTATAAAAGAAAATATATTTTTTGAATTATTTGATTCAAACTTACAATTTTCTGATGATACATCAAATGATATTAATGCTGAAAATAAATATAATGAATTTGAATCAGAAATTACAAAGTGGCTTATTGAAAATTATATGAATAAAGATAAATTTGATGGTTTTGGAGATTATTTAAATAATAAATATTTAGCATCTAGTCTAGATACATATAATACCTCTAGAAAAGTGAAAGAATATAGGAAAATAATAATTAGTTTAATAGATTTATTTTTTGTTAAAAAAGAATTAAATTAGATATTATAATTATATGATATTTTTCTAGATTAAATATCATATAATTTTTTCAACTATATATCATTTAATATCTAAACTATCTATTATTTTATGGCTAGTAGAATATTAGTTATTATAAATAATAATAATAATTACAATAATAGTTTTGATTATATTAATCCAGATTATATTAAATCAATAGATTTATCTGGTAATTTATTTGAACTTGTAAAATTATATGATATTATTATTATTAGTGGGGGTCCTCAACATTTAACTTGTGATCAAATAGATTTTTATCCAGAAATACAGTTACAGATACAAATTGTTTATTTATGTAAAATATTAGATAAAGTTTTAATTGGAATATGTTTAGGATGTCAAATAATAGCATACTCATTTGGATTAAAAATAATAAATTTAGATAATTTATGTATTGGGACAGGACATTTAGATAAAAAAACAATTAAACATGATTCTTTTATATCAAAATTAAATTATGATTTATTAGAAAGTGCATTTTCATATCACTATGATTGTATTTCTTTTATTGAAAATAATGAAATTGATTTAATTGCAGAATCAAATAATAAAATACCATATATTATAAAACATAAAAAATCAAATATATATGGGTTTCAATCACATCCAGAAACAAATATAATAAATATACAAAAAATAGGACGGATGTGCGAGACTAAGTCTAGCCCTTCGGGTTTGCAACCCAGCGCTAACAGTTGCAATTTTAATGAATATTCAGATCAGATTGCACTTGATTTTTTTAATTCTATATTAAATCATTTTAAGAATTAAATACTAATTCTCTCTAAAAAATATATATTTTATTGAATATGATTATTCAATAAAACATATTTAAAAATATAATTAATATTATATTAATATATAATGACTAGTGAGCAATATGTTTTTAAGGCAGAAATTAATGAATTAATGAATATGATTATTCATAATTTTTATTCAAATACAGATATTTTTTTAAGAGAGTTAGTATCTAATGCATCAGATGCAATTAACAAGATTAAACATGAAAGTTTACAAGATAAAACCTTATTAGGTGATTTTAATGATTTTGTAATCAAGTTAAAATTAGATAAAGAATCAAGAACATTAGTAATTGAAGATTCAGGTATTGGAATGACTAGAGAAGATTTAATTAATAACCTAGGTACAATTGCAAAATCTGGAACAAAAGAATTTATTAAAAAGATTTCTGGTGATGAAAATAAATCAGCTAGTTCTAATTTAATTGGTCAATTCGGTGTTGGTTTTTATTCAGCATATTTGGTAGCTGATACTGTTAATGTAATCACAAAACGCGCAGGATCAGGTATTGCATATGAATGGGAATCTAGTGCAAATGGTTCATTTACTTTAAAAGAAGTTGAAAGTGATATGGTTAGAGGAACAAAAATTATTTTACATTTAAAACCTGATTTAGATGAGTATCTTGAAACTAAGAAAATAACTGAGATTATTAAAAAACATTCAAGTTATATCACATACCCTATTTTGTTACATACCATTAAAACTAGAGAAGTTGAAATAGATGATGAACCAGTGGTAGATGAATCAGTGGTAGTAGATGAACCAGTAGATGAATCAGTGGTAGTTGATGAGCCAGTAGTAGATGAATCAGTGGTAGTAGATGAGCCAGTAGTAGATGAATCAGTGGTAGTTGAAGATGTTGAAGATGAAGTAAAAGTAGAGCCAAAGAGAAATACAAAAATGATAGAAGAAGAATCATGGGATAAAATAAATTCTGAACCACTATGGTCTAAAACAACATCAGAAATTACAGAACAAGAATATGATGATTTTTATAAAAGTTTATCAGGAGATTGGGAAAAACATTTAACATTAAAGCATTTTAAAGCAGAAGGTAATGTAGAATTTAGTTCAATTTTATTTATACCATCAAGAGCACCATATGATTTATTTGAAAAGAAATCAAAAAATAATATTAAATTATATGTTAAAAAAGTTTTAATTACAGATGATTGCAAGGATTTATGTCCAGATTGGTTAAATTTTGTGACAGGTATAGTTGATTCAAGTGATTTACCATTAAATGCATCAAGAGAGTTACTTCAACAATCTAAAATTTTAAAACAAATTTCAAAGCATTTAGTTAAAAAATCAATTGAAATGATTAGTGATTTAAGTGATGATAAATTTAAAACATTTTATGAAAATTTTGATAAAAATATTAAATTAGGTATTCATGAAGAGGAATCTACAAATAGAGAAAAATTAGTAGATCTTTTGAGATATTCTACATCAAAAGGTGAATTTGTTAGTCTTGCTGAATATAAAGAAAGAATGGTTGAATCGCAACCAGGAATATATTATATTACAGGAGAGTCAGTTAAAGGATTAGAAAATTCACCTTTTGTTGATAAATTAAAAAAGTTAGATTGGGAAATAATTTATATGTGTGATACTATTGATGAATACATTGTTCAACATTTAACAACATATAAAGATGTAAAAATGATTAATATTGCAAAAGATGATTTATCTATTCCAGTAGACGATAATGAAGAAAATGTAGATTTAACTAAATTTGAAAAATTATGTGAAAAGATTAAAACAGTTTTAGGAGATAAAGTTGATAGCGTAAAAGTGTCTACTAAAATTGAATCACAACCAGCTATTATAGTAAATCCAATGGGTATGTCTGCTAATATGGAAAGAATTTTAAGAGCACAAACATTATCAAATAAAAATTCTAGTCCAATGATGATGAATATGTTTAGTAAAAAATCATTAGAAATTAGCCCAACACATCCAATAATGTTAAAATTAAATAATTCTACAGATAATGATGAAACATTTAACGAATTAGTAGATGTTGTTTATGAAAGTGCATTATTAGCATCTGGTTATCAAGTAGAAGATATTAATGGTTATTTAAAAAAAGTATACAAATATATGAATTAAAGAAATTACAAAAATAAAATACAAAAATAAAATAATTTATTTTATAATAATATAATGTCAAAATATTATGAAAAATACTTATTATATAAAAATAAATATTTATTATTAAAAAATCAATATGGTTCTAGTAATCTTTTAGTTGAAGATGATTCTAATACCAGAAATGTTATAGTTCTAGATAATGATTTAACTTCTGATTTTTATTTACCATGTGAAATAACACATCTTACAACTAAAATATATTGTAATAATATAACAAAAGAAAAACTTAATTATCCTCATAACGAGGATAAAATATCTGATAATGTGGTAATAGATATTTTATTATTAGGATTAGAATATAAACAAGATCCATATATTCAATTATATAATGGTTCACAATACTATAATATTTATATTAATTATTTAGTTTCTCGTAAAGATTTAATTAAAAAAAAAAATATATGCGATAGTGATAAATGTATATTTAAATATATATATCAAACTATACCTGACATTGTAAAAATAAGAAATGAAGAGATTGTTCCTGTTTTTGGTTTAAAATTAATTGAAGGTAATACAAAAGAAATAATTGAGCATAATGTTGATGCATTAAAATATGATTTAACAAAATATTTAGAGTTAAATATTACAAATAGTGTATCACCTCTTGGTGAACAATCAAAAGGTGGAAATTTTATTTCTGGTCCAGAACTAATAACTACAGAGTTAAAAGCAATTTTTGGATATCCTATTTTTTATATTTCTGGTATACCAGAAGAATTAAAAACATTATTAAATAGATCAAAATGTCATTTAATTGAGTTAGAATGTAGTTTTAAAACAAATGGTTTTAGACATATTGATGAATTAATGTGTTTTATGCCATATGGGAAAAATACAGATGGTTCAATTAATTATAAAATATGGTTTTATGATATTTTAGACAATTATTCATTCAATGAAGATAAAAATATATTAGAAAAATTAAAAAATGAAATTAATACTAGTATAAAAAATTATAAACTTAATTTTGATAATAAAGATAAATTAGAAAAAATACAAAATGAAATTAAAACTAGCTTAAAAAGTTATAAACTTAATTTAGATGAAATAGATAATAAAATAAAACTTTTAAATGATGAAAGATTAATAAATTTAAACATAATTTGTAAATATTTATTTAATGGAAATTATAATGATAATAAAGATAAATTTGTTTTTTTTAAATTTTACGATTATTTTCCATCTATTTTAAATAGATTATGGATTGAGACATCCAACAAATGTTATTGTATATATCCAGAAATCAAT